TTTATTATCTATCATTGAAGCCACGTGATATTGTAATACAACTGACCAATCATTAATTATATTTTCTGGAGCACTATTTTGAATCTTTTCCTGTAATGTCTTGTTCGTTTTAATAATATTCACCAAAATATGAGTTAAATCGTCTTCAGACCTTTGTTGAGCATCGTGTTTTACTGATGGTCTTACTGCTGGTGGTGGAACAGCCAATACTTGACATATCATCCAATCTGGACGAGACCATACAGGACTAAAACCCATAAATGTAACATCCTCATCTGATATTCTTTTGAATATTTTTAATACCAATTCAGGAACCAATGGAATTGAAATAACCTCATTTTCTTCTTCCGTTGAATTAGTCCATTCAGCAAACAATGATGATATACCTTCTTTTCTAATTCGCCTTGGTTGTAAACATCCACATCCATCTTCAGTTGCTTCACCACAACGCTTAATATCTTTACATAAAGTATGAACATATTTCCATCTATCTTGATTTGCCATATTTAATGCTTGCTTGAATTTATCCTTTGAAACCAATAACTTACTACATTTGAAACATACGCAATGTAAAATCTTTTGAATCGTACTTAAATATTGAATATAAAATACAGGACGAGCCAATTCAATATGACCAAAATATCCAGGAGTTTGCATGTAATTTAAACCATCAGTTGGACAAATTAATCCGGGTTCTAAAACACCCATTCGAGGATCAAACAATCCATTTATTACCGGTTTATTATTGATATATGCCTCTTTGCTTGTAATTTCAGCGACAGAACCTTTGCGAATTTCTTCTGGAGACAACATGCTAAATTGAATACCAATAATCTTTGAGCAGTTCATATTTTTCATATTTCCCGAATGTTTAGACATGCTTCTTATATATAGTAAATAATATTTAGATTGTTTTTATTTCAATTTTTTATTTAATTACTTATACTTAAATACTTTAAGTATGTAAATTACATATTAATTTAATTATTTTCAAACAATTAAATTAATAAATAAAAAATTGAAATTATTTAAATATATCTTTACAAATTAATAAAGAAATGCCTTCCGACAATAAATCGAAAATGTCTAGAAAAGAGTTTATTACTTCTAAAAAGAGAGCAGAACCATCTAAGAAAAAGAAGATTAATGATGATTCGTCTGATGACAGTTCTTATCACCCTGATGATACTGAAGATGAAGAAATGGACGAAATTGAATACCGTAAGTTTCTTAAACAAATATTTCCATCAAAACATTTAGATAAAAAAATTAAAGCTGGAGAAAAACTTAAACAAGCATTAGAAGATGATTTTGAAGATGCTGATTCAGAGTCTGACGAAGATACTAAATTAAAACAATTAAAACATTCTGCTTCTAAAAAAAATCTAAAGAGAATTAGACCAACAAAAATCGAAGACAATGATAATAGTGAAAATGATTCCGATTACAAAAGCCCCAAAAAAATCACTAAACGCAAAAAACAAATTATTGAATCTGAAACAGAAGATGAAGATGAAGATGACGATGAATATGACAGCGAAGACCAAGATTCCAATCATGAATATGAAGAGGAGAATGATACAAACTCCCCTAAACCAAATAAATTTAATATCATATTTACTATTGGAGCTAAACGTAATAAAAATAATGAATACGAAGATGACGAAGATGATAACGAAGAAGATTGGGAAACCTGTTCTAAAACAGATACAAATACTGAAAATGAGGATGATCCTATTAGTAGCGATGAAGAGTCACAAAGTGATGAAGAAAAACCAACAAAAAAACATAAAGCCTCGAAAAAGAAGGATACTACCGAAGATAATAGTGAAATTTTAGATAAATTAAAAGACGCCTTAGATTTAAAAACAGATGACTTAAACAATTCAGAAGATGAAACACTTATTAAAACGTTAAAAGAACTACAATCTAAAAATAAAAACAATGTTTTAATTAATAATTGTCTTCAAGTTTGCGAACAAACTTTACAATTAAATAAACAAAAACAGAATAAGAAGATGAAAAAAGAAAAAGATAGAAATAGTCGTATATTTAAAAGAATATTACGTGATAAAAATACTATGAATGATTTTGAATTTTATGAAAAAATGGAAACTGGACAGCAAAAGAAAATTATCAAAGAATTAAGAGAAATAAATAAAATTACCAGAATTGAAAAACCATATCGACTAACATTATTAGAATCTAATATTCCTGTTATATTTAAAGCCGCCGCAATGAAAAAAATTAGCTCTCTTCGTTATATGGAACCCGGCTCAGGTGAATTTTATAAAATTAAAAACTGGGTTGATACATTTATGAGAATACCTTTTGGTCAATATAAAACATTACCACTTACTATAACAGATGGCATTGATAAATGTCACGATTTTATGGCTAATGCGCAAAAAACATTAGATGATGCTGTTTATGGACTAAATGACGCAAAAATGCAAATCATGCAAATGTTAGGACAATTAATTACCAATCCTAACGCAATTGGTTCAGCACTTGCTATACACGGTCCAATGGGTACTGGAAAAACAAGTATTGTAAAAGATGGTATTAGTAAAATTCTTAATAGACCATTTGCCTTTATTGCTCTAGGTGGTGCTACAGATAGCAGTTTTCTAGAAGGTCACGGTTATACATATGAAGGCTCTACTTGGGGAAAAATTGTTCAAATATTAATTGATTGTAAATGTATGAATCCAATAATATATTTTGATGAATTAGATAAGATATCAGATACACCAAAGGGTGAAGAAATTACTGGAATTCTAACACATCTAACGGATACATCTCAAAATTCACAATTTCACGATAAATATTTTGCGGAAATTGACTTTGATTTGAGTAAATGTTTGTTTATATTCAGTTACAATGACGAAAGCAAAGTAAATCCTATTTTAAGAGATAGAATGTATCGAATTCAAACAAAGGGTTATAGTCCGAAACAAAAGACAACCATTTCAAATAATTATTTGTTGCCTAAAATTAGAGAACAGGTTAAATTTGAAGCAGAAGATATTATTATTCCGGATCAAACACTTAGTTATATTATTGAAAATTATTGTAATAAAGAAGATGGTGTTAGAAACTTGAAACGTTGTTTAGAAATTATATATACTAAGTTGAATTTATATCGTTTAATGCGTCCTGGATCTAATTTATTTGAAAATGAAATGTCATTAAAAGTTGAATTTCCATTCAATGTTACAAAAGATATTGTTGATAAATTAATCAAAAAAACCGATGATCTTAATCCATCCTTATATCATTTATATGTATAAACTTTGTATTATTCTTTCTATTCTAGAATTATCATTTATGTCTAATTTTTTTAAACGATTTTCTATTGATTTCTTTTCTTTTATTAATAATTCATCTGGAGTTATTCCTTGAAAACGTTGTTTTTGAAGTGCTTTATTCATTGCTAAAATTGCTCTTCTAAATTTATCTAAAAACATATTACACATTGCTATATTTAAATCTTCATATCCTTCTTCTGTTATTTTTTGTCCTTGTTCTAATATATATTTAAATTGACTATATTTAGCATAGTAATAAATTTTCTCATCTAACAATGAACCAATATTTGGACATCTAAATAACACATATTCTTCTAATTCAGATATATAAAATTTATATTCTTTTGATATTTCAAAAAATGGTTTAATTCTTTCAGGAACATCTCTAAAATCAATATCTGAAAATTGTTTATAATCATTAAGCATTGTGTTTGTCCTATAATCATATTTTTTTGAAGTTTTTACATAACTTAATTTAAAAATAAATGGATTTGCTCTTTTATTTACAGGATTTGGTGCCTGTACTGATATTACTGTTGTTGGAGTATTTAAAAACCATTTAATTAAATAAGCAATATGTCCTGTTACATTTTTTACATTATTTTCATCATATACAATATTTTTTTTTGGCATTACTAATAAATCTATATCTTCCGTCTTATAAGTTTCAGATTCTTGTATTCCAGCCAACTCTAATTGGATTGCTTTTCCTCCTTTAAATATTGGTTCATAATCTTGTCCATTCATTTTATTTGATATTATTCCAAATAATAATAATGACGCACACAATATAATATTGTAATTAGAAAAATCTATATTTTGGTCAGAATAAAATGTATCACGTAATTGGTATGGTGTATTTATTATTTGTGTAAAATATGTCGGTATTATTGCTTGATTTATTTTACAAACACTCCATAAATCTGTTACTTCACCATTATTAAATGGTATAGAACTATCTATATTCATCATGTAAATTATTCTATTTTTAATCATAGTTAATTCATTTTCTTCAAATAATGGTTTCCAAAATTCTGGTTCAATTGTGGGATCATAACCTTCTTCTGATGGTAATGGTGTTGGTATTTCTAGCTTTGCTGTTTTAAATATTTCTTCTGTAATTTGTTCCACTTCTTGTTCTTGCATCAGATTATTTAATAATCCTTTTTGTTCTTCCGTTAGTCCATTAATATCAGCACCATATTCTAACAAATATTTTACTAAATCCTTGTCTTGTAATCTTATTGCTTCTGATAAAGCTGTTATATTTTTTGTATAACTTTTCAAATTTACATTTCCTTTGTTTTGGATAAAACTGGATATAAGTGCTTTTTTTATTCTTAAGTTATCTATATTGCTAATTATTACTACTAATGGTGAAACAAACGCATATAATGGAGTTTCTGATGTATTATATGTATCTTTATCAATTGGAATATTGTTAGTTGTAACTGGAATTAAAGTATTAATAATTAATTGATTGCTATTAAACCCATTATTAAAGTTATTAATAGCTTTTTGTATTTTAGTTTTATCTCTTGTTTTAATAGCATCTTGAACTTTTATTAATGCGTTCATAACCATACTTCTAAATCCATCTTTTATTTTTTGTTCTTCGCTTTTTTCTCCACCTATATTTCTTCTTGTTTTTTTGTGTCTTTTTTTATTCTGATTTTTTTTATTGCGATATTTTCTTGTTTTAGCACGTTTCATTATATTATAATAAATTATTAAATTGTAAAATTTAATAATATATTCTAAATATAATTATGCCAAAGTTTAGTAATGGTAAAATAACATCCAGTGTTATTTTTTATAATCGAGGTGTTCCGGCAGCAGCCACCAATTTTGGTATGTATGCTTCATTAAATTATTCCATGTTAAAGCAGTTAATTATTTATAATAAAAATAATGGAAAATCTACATTTTCTATGATGTAAATTCATTATAAAATGTAGCCATTTAATAATATAATTAGATATTAAAAATATATTATTAAATATATAAACAAATGTCCAACGAAAAAGATATATTACTTGATATTTATAAGAGTTCATATGAATTTTTGTTGAAATTATGCGAATTTAAAATACAAATAAATCGCATTAAAAAAAATATTGATAATCTGGATAATAATTATTTTGAAAAAAATGATATATTTCAAAAATTAGTAATTTTTCATAATAATAATTCAATTCAAGATTTGTTAGATTATAAAAATATTGTTGAAGATAAGCTAAACAATATATGTGATCATGAATGGATTAATGATTATATAGATACTGGTCCAGAATCTTCTCAACAAATTTGTTATTGTAAATTGTGTGAACTTACTAAAAAAATTTACGCTTAATGTCTGCTAAACTACCAGATATAGTTGGTTTATTCCATAATAACCATCGCGACCACGCACCTCTTGTAGAAATATCGTTCCAATTTTCATTTTTAGCATGGCGTTGTATATAAGATTTTTTGCGGGTTTTATTTTTATGTTGTATCATGTCTTGGTAGCCAACTGAACCAAATTTAATTTTTTTTTCTCTTCTAGTTGATTTATTACGAATCGTAGCTATCCATTTATGTTTTCCATCTTTTGATTTTTTTAATGAAACAAAATCATATTTTGATGGCATTTATATAAAGATAAAATATTTTTATATAATTACTGAAATAATATTTACAAAATTAACTTAAAGAAATCTTGTGTAAGATATGTATAATGAGATACGACTATACACGTCTAAAAGAGTTTACCGAACAGAATAATATAGTATTAACTGATGATTATTCTGATAAACTAATTAATATATTTTCAATTATTGAAGGTCAATGTTTAAATACAGATTGTAATGATATTTTTTCTAAAAGTTTTAGGTCATTGGTAAAAACAAATGGTTATTGTCTTAAATGTAGCACTAAAACTGGTGTTCTTAAAGGCAAAAAAACAATGCTCAAAAATTATGGCGTTGATAATCCATTAAAATTAGAAATTGTAAAAAATAAAAGTAAAGAAACTAATTTAAAAAAATATGGGGTTGAATATTCATCACAATCACAGGAAATTAAAGATAAAGTTAAAGAAACTAATTTAACAAAATATGGAGTTACGTGCACTTTACATGCTGATGGTATAAAAGAAAAAGTTGAAAATACGTGGATAAATAAATATGGAATTTATCATCCCTTAAAATCAGCTCTTATTAAAAATAAAAGGAAAGCTACTATTTTAAAAAATTATGGAGTTGAATATCCAAGTCAATCAGAAGAAATAAAAGCTAAAATTAAACAAACAAATATTATAAATTATGGCGTAGAATATCCTATTCAATCAGAAGAAATAAAACAAAAAATTATAAATAATAACTTAAAAAAATATGGTGTTAAACATACCCTTCAAGTTACAGAATTTCGAGAAAAAGGCAAGGTTACTTGTTTAGAAAAATATGGGGTTGAACATATTTTACAGTCACAAGATTTTAAAGATAAAATAATGAAGACCATTTTAGATAAATATGGTGTTGAATATGCGTCACAATCAAAAGAAATTAAAAACAAAACAATGAATACTATTTTGGAAAAATATGGTGTTGAATATTCATTTCAAGCAGATGAAGTTAAAGATAAAATTAAGCAAACTTGTTTAGAAAAATATGGTGTTGAAAATCCTTCTCAAAATAGTGAAATTATGGAAAAAATATCAAAAAAATCATATAGTAGAAAAGAATATATTTTTCCATCAGGAAGAATTGAATTAATTCAAGGATATGAACCATTTGCTATTAATGATTTATTATTTAAAGAAAATATACAAGAAAATGATATAGTAACTGGTTGTAAAAATATTCCAATAATATGGTATAAAGATGATGCTGATAAATTACATAAACACTATGTTGATATATTTATTCCTTCAAAAAATTTATGTATTGAGGTTAAATCATCATGGACTATTAAGAAAGAAAATGTATTTCAAAAACAATCAGCAGCAAAAGACTTAGGATATAATTATGAAATATGGGTGTATAATAATAAAGGTGAAAGATTACAATGTTATAAATAAAATTATATATTATATTATTTAAAATTTTATTTATATTAATACTCCGAATAAGGAACGTTGTTACCACCACGGTCACGTAAATATGAATAAGTTTTTAAATCCATACAGGCACATCCAGTACTAGTCGAAAAAGCATTAGGGCAACACTCGGGTTTAAAATCGGTTGTAGCAAATAATGATAATTGTCCTTCTGGTAATGGTATAGGTTGTTTAGGTCTGTTCCAAATTTCTTTAACCCCAGCGTCCGGTGTTGTTCCAGGGCTATAAGTTAAAGTAGGCATTGACCATGTAGAAGGATTCATAATATAACCAGAGCTCTGTGCTTCAGCAAATTCAGGACCAGAAGCAGAATTGTTAGAACCAACAAAGCCTTCTTTATGAGTAACCGCATACCGGCGCCAAGAGCGATCTCTTTCTCCCATTGGTTCCATTACACTATTTTTAACGATTTCCATTCCTTCAAGAAGTCCAACTCTTGAACAACCACATAAGGTATGTCCAAACAAAACTATATACGCAATAACAATAAGTATTAAAATTTCCAATCTAAATTTGTATGAACCAATTGAAATTTCCATATTATACATATTCTTTAGATAATAATTTTTTTAATTCTAGAATGGAATCAATATTCTCATTATAATCTGGATACGTAGTAGTTCCTGCCTTAAATATTCCATTAGATACTAACAAATTATACATTTTTTCTTTATTTCCTAAATTACTATTATTTAACTCAACTAATCCATATACTATTCCACCTGTCGATAATATATCCCCTATTTTTATATCTTTCAAATACTTTTCCTCATTTGTTAACATAATCTTTGTATCATTTTTATATCCTTTATCAAGCATTCTAGCAATATTTTTTCCATAAGTATACTTTAATACAAATTCTAAATTATCATCATATATTTCATCCCAATCCGTAAATGTTATTCCATTTAAAATAATTGTTTTTCTAGATGTATTCAAACAATATAAATAAGGTTCATTATAATCGCGTATTTTTATGGCTAATGGGTGATCTCTTACTGGTATCCAGTTTCCATAATGATTTACTATATGACTTTCACTAACAATAATACCTTTTAAATTATACATTGTCAAATCTTTTGCTGTAACTTGTATTTTTGCTGTAATCATACTTCCATCATATAATACATCATTTATTTTAAGCTCATCTATATGTTTAAATGTTCCATCTAACAAATAAAATCGGGTTTTTCTATCGAAACATCGCAATTTAGGGATTGCTGAACTTTTAATATGAAGTACTTCAGTCATAAAGTATATAATAATTGCTAATGGGATTGATATGGCTAAAAAGACAGATGTTGTGGCTGCTGCGGCTGGCCATGTAAATGGTAAAACCCATAATCCAACAATTATAATTACCAAAGCAACTAACACTTTTATTATTAGTTCTAATATTGCACCCATTAAAGATTGTAATGTTAGATAAGAACCTAACATAGTATATAATCCTCCAGTCATAACACCCTGTGTTTTTTGAAATAAATCCATTAAAGCAATAAACATTGTTTGTATTGGAATCATTACATTTAAAATTCGACTCATAATATCTTCAGCAAACTTTCTAAAATTGTTTCTTAAATTATTTGTTATTTCTCTGGTTTGCTGAATAGAATCAGACATTCTGCTAAATACTTGGCTTAATGAATCCAACATAAATTGAAATGGTTGAACCGCATATCCGGTAACATTTGTTAGTATGTTTTGAATACAATATTGAAAATTTTCACTTGTGTATTCAAAAGCAGATGTTCCTTCAGGATGTGTAATAAATCCAGCAAATGGAATATTTTGTGGTTTACATCTTTGGTTAACCCAATCATCCGCAATAGTTTCTTTTGTTTGCATAATTTTACAATAAGAATAAACTAAGAATACAAATAATGTTATTAGAATAAAAATAATAACAGAGTTTCCATATAAATCAAAATAGGATAATTTGTCGTAAGTGTTATCTATAAAATGTTTTGTATTAGTTAGATTTGTATTTATTATGTTATTATTTATATTATTATTCATATACTATAAATGGATAATAATACTATTATTATTTCTTAATTATACAACTCTAATTGAAATTATGAAGCTTTTGTAATATATAATAAAAAATAAATTTAAAAAAAATTAATAATGTATTGTATGTTAGATAAAACGCTTACTAAATTTCTATCAAACTTAGAAAATGGAACAAAAATAAGACATGTTGAAAATTTTAATAATATAAAACGTATTAGTCATGATAATGAATACTATTGGATTTCTATCGGAAAAATGAATACATTGTTCTTACATAAAGAGGAACTTTGTAAATTAGAACCATTTGTTAAATATTGTATGTATATAAAAATAAGAGGTAAAACTGGATTTTATCATTGTGAAGAAAATGGTTTATTTAATACGTATATACAATTTAATACATTGAGTCAATTTGCCAAGGAAAATATTAAAAATGTATATCCTAAATTTAACACAACAATTCATACAACCGATTATTTAGAATATTATTGTAAAAAAAATAATCAATGGATTAAATTAGGTAATTACTCTATTTAATTATTTTGTTAGTTCATCATCTTCCCAATCCCAAAAAAGTTCGTCATCTATTACTATACGTCTGTTTGTTGTAATAATACACGATAAATATTCTGGAATAAAGTCCGGTTGCAGTTCTGCCTTTAAATAGTTTTTCACTTGAATCCATTTTTTGTTAGTTTGATCAAATACAAAATGTTCTCCGGTAACAAAAATATCTTGTTCGGCTCCTTTTATTTTATATAATGCCTCTTTCTTTGGATTATCCACTTTTAAAACAGCAAATACTTTAGATCCATCTGTTAATTCCGCACCTAAAGGTAAATTTTCCATAGTATAATGTTTTCCATTAGCCAAAGTAATACTTGTACCTGGGTGAAAACATGATCCAATTGCCTGAACCATTTGTCCTGGTGGACCAGCCCATGCACTTTCCATTGTTTTAATAGAACCATCTAATACATATAAAATAGTGGTAACTATTCCTATAAGTTTTCCAACCATATCTCTAATAGAAATTATCATTCTTTGAAATTCAATAATTAAATTCATAAATACACCAAATACATTTTCAATTATATTTGAAACAAAACCTCTTATAGAGTTAAACATAGCTCTAATATTATTTATAGATTCATTGAACCCAGAACTAACAGATGCTAGAGATGTAATCATATAATTAATTGGTTCTAACAAATATCCCATTGTATTCATTTGTGTATTTTGAACACAATATGTGAAATCTTCTGATACATTTTCAGAAAAAATCCAATAAGTTGGATTACATCTATAAACTGGCCAATTTTTCTTTATTTCTAAAATAGATCTAAAATACATCATAATGGTTATTTGTGCTAGAAAACCTAAATTAACATATATTAAATTTAAATAATTATTCATTGTTGGCATAGTTATATTATTAATATATATTAAACTTTTAAAAAAATCCGAACATTAATGTCTATTTCTTCTACTTTTACGGCATTTTCTACTTCTACGACATTTTCTACTTTTACGGCATTTTCTTTTCTTACCACCACTTAAACATCCCCATACCGGCCACGTTCCTCCTTTTATATTTTTACCTCCTGTTTTAACTTGACTATCAAATTTTGCCTGTTCTTGTTGGGTTACTGCTACACGTGTAATATCCTTCATAGTATTTGTATTTTGTGTTTGATTTGGTGTTCCTGGTTGAATTGGTGGAACTTGTATAAGATTTGCTCCTCCTTTTAGTCTTTTTCTTCTTGAACCTCCAGTTTTTCCTATTAAACTCATTT